GTAACGTTTCGGGAACCCTCTCGGGTGCACCAACCCGACAGTACATCCTCCAAAACACACGCGAGATTCTCTACGATGCCGACTTCAAACGCCTCACACCCCTGGTGCGCTCAAACGGATTCGTCAGGGATATCGTCTACTCCGGGTCCAATGTCGTGGCACAGAGACAATTCGTCTACTTTGACGCCGGTTCATCCAGGGGCGCAAACTCGTACACATTCACCTGTGACCCTCCACCCATTCGATGGACGCTCCAGTGTGATGGGGTCACGGTCCATTCGCAGACGACTCCAAATTGGAGCACGGACACCACATATACATCCCTCATTCAGAATGGGTGTACCGGCCAGACGTTTACACTCTCCATCGACGCGATTCAATCCACCACGTCAAATACTCTACGTATATCTTCATTCGGGGTGTACAACGACAGGGGACTCTTATTGACCCCCCAGTTTACATCCAACACGGTGACCGCACCGCGTTTCTATACCTCGACCCAGGCCAAGGGCTACTTTGAAGTGGAGCCGGAATCGCAAACAAACTTCGTATTCAACGGGGCCCCATCTTCACATTCGGGTGACATCATCATACGTCTCCCGTGTTTCGTCAGAATCGATAGATGTACATTGGCGTCTGGTTTGGCCACATTCTCCGTATCAACGGATGGGTCATCATCATCGTGGGTAGAACCTTCCCGTGCTATCATGGCCCTCTACATCAGAATACAGAAGACCTCACCATCGATGCAAGGATTGTCCATATTTATAAATTCTACTCAATGTATAATATAGAATGCCGTATAGGTATGTGGACGACAACAACCCTGTCAAATTCAGACTGATAGAAAACGTGGTCGACGTTACATGTACGTTCCCATCCCCAGTCGATATTGCATGGTACAAAATAGTCTCCAATGCAGAGAAATGGGAACTCGTCGGCCTTGATACACGAGTCGATGCGTCCAATGGAACCTACCAGTGTACTACTCCGGGATCGCGAACATCCGTCACGTTACAAATTCAAAGAATAAGCGGTTCGCAACCAATCATCAACACACTCGAATTTTACGATCGGTACAGACGTCGCGTGGTGCCCGCTCTCACCACTGGTTCGGCATATTATACAGCAACTTCCATCACGGACCGGCCGTGTACACATACAGCGAGAAGATTTGAGTCCAAGACAAACGAATCTGTGTCCGTCGAATATATACATGTAGAAGGTGGTATCGGAATACAAGTCTTTAATGGGGCCACTTTGATCGGGACCGGTCTTCTTACACAGGTACAGACAGGGACCGTATTTACATATACCGGAACTCCAACATATATCGAACTTTTTGATTCGACATGTTCTCCGTTGAGTAATACGTCATACATCGGAGGTGGAATCAGAGTGCCCGAATGGGTCGAGGTTGAATTTGCACGACCGATAGCAGCTCGGTCATATTATTTTTCCACGCCGAGTGTCGACGTTCATCCCACATGGTGGAGAATAGAGGGATGGAATGGAAGCGCGTGGGTCCCGTGCAGCGTTGAGAAGAAACACATGTACACCGATTTTAGTGAATTTTCCGATGCGCTGACGACGGTCAACTATCAAAAGTATCGTCTGTACATCTACGCGATGAAAGGACGTACGGCAGCCGACATCGTGCTCTTCAATCTGTACGATGAAAATGGGGCTGAATTTATACAACTCGAAAATCAAATCGATGATAAGCGTACGAATGCGGACACCATCCCGGGAAGCATCATTGGATTCCGTGACGATGTTGAGTACAGGTCACCCATCTCAATAACCTTCCGTGTACCGGTCCGGGTCCGAAAAGTGGCCTGTGTATCATTGACTGGACAATGGAGATTGAATGATTCGACCATATCATCGAGTGTAACCACAGTCGACATCACTGCACAGACATTTACATTGGCCCCTGTGGCCGGGACCAATGCATCTCTCCGTACTCCTGAACTCCACGGGTCCCGAGGACGATTGAACCCGATTTTGGATAGCGCGGGTACACCACAATCCACATATGGCGGAAAATCACTTTCGGATGGTGGTATTACGTTCCAAGTGATTCTTCCGGGTCCGATAAGTACATACGGAAACCACTATCAGCTCACAACGACGGCGAATGCAACCATCGTAGACTTTGAACTCTTGGGGTACAAACAAAGTGTGACACCGACGCCACTCGTTCGGCGTTCGAATCTCTATGCACGAAACGTATCCATCAGCGGGAGTTTCAGTGAAAATAATTACGACAGATACGAAGTTCGCGTGTATGAAGTTTCAGCAGTGACACTGCCCAAAAAGACACTGGATATTATCGATTTTTCCATCCTTTCAGATACATACGCTCCGGTATTTCCAATATTCAGAGGTCAGAATGATGTTGATCCCACACGCGAACTCCCGGTATCGATACACGGGAATTATCAAATCGATTTGATTAATGGGTTCACACAGTCCCCATTCTCAAACATTTTTGATAGGGATCCAGAATCTGTATTCGCAACCGCAGGACCTTTCGAGCTCGCGGTAAGCTTTCCGTACCCAACACGTGTGAGTGTCGTTCACGTGTCATTCGCCACGTCTATTACGACGTGGTCACTCAAATCCGACGGTGGTGTCACCATCGCCAGCGGAACCAGAACTGGGACTGTGTATACTGGACGCTCTGAAACCTTCTCGAGTGTCACACTCGACGTCAAGTCTGAGTCGCCAGTCATACTCAACGATTTTAGGCTCTTGAATGATTTTGGCGAATTTATACCGAAAATCACCGGGAGTGGTGTTTCGAGTCGGGGCCAGTTCATGTACGGTGGGACGACGCAGACTTTACAAACAATCGCTTTTGATATACCACAGACTCGAAGGATTCAAAAAATTGTCTTTCGAGGAACCTCTCTCCCATCGAATGTCGTTGTTATGAATAGTACGGGTCAAATCATCGGGTCATCTGATTCGTTTAGTCATGAATCATCAGTTACTGTCAGTGATCAACAGCTTATACGGACATTTACACTTCAAATCAACCGACTACGGGTTTCAGATGCGAACCAACGTTTTCAAAATATTCGACTCTCGGATATACTCATATACGATTCCAATGGGTACATTATACTTCCAGAAAAGTATCCGGCACAAACAATTTCAAATCAGGGTAAACGTATCCAGTATACCGTAGATATACCGAGTAGAGAAGGGTATATCTATGAGACGGCTGAGAGTAGTTCAATCGCGATCATCGATAATTTGAACACGCTCAGTGATATCTACGGGTACCGAGGACGGTTTATCGGTGCAAAGACAGTTGAAGTTCTATATAACGGGATACGGGACCATATTATGAGATTTGAGACACCGTTTTCAAATGTCTATTCCAATGCGTTTCATGCACCTATCCCACTCTCGAATATATCATTCGGGGTACTCTCAACATTCGAAGGATTTGGACGGGCTGGTATCGGAAATTTCAATCTCCTCAATCAATATTACGAACCTATGTTCGGCGGATTTGTAATCGGTGGGAGTACACAGGGTCTCTCGGAAGGTGAGGTGTACATCACATACACATTCAATCCAGGTAAAACGATACAGACGGTCGAATTTGAAACGTCCAAGCCAGCTGTGTGTCGCGTCGATGCTTTCCCTCTCTACCTCCCATTTGGAACGTATAGCGTATTCGGTGGATCCGTTGGTGCGTTTATGGGAGGCTATTCGGTTCTCGAAAATAACGCTCTATTCAGACTTCGGTTTCCTCGGAAAATGAACGTCAAGCGTGTGACATGCAAGATACCAAATGATCTACCAAACATTCAATTTACCACGAACATAACAATTACAATCAATAACATTTCGGTATCGATTAGGCAGATGCAGATTACTCGAAATAGTACAAACATAGCCTTCTCTCTAAATCAAGAATGTACCATGCTTGATATTCGAGTGGTGAAAGACCCAACGACCTATTCCATAGGGGTGAGTGATATTCGAATAGACGATCTCTCTCTGAGTGAGTATGGTATCGCCCAGGGGGCGATTATCGAATATATTCCACCAACGAAACATACATTTACAGTAGGTCAGTCCGTCACGACATTGCGAGTGGCGTGTCGCGAATATTACAACGATCGAAATGAAGGCACTGGGACAATCACTATAAGTAACGTGACTGCTGAGAATTTATTGACGGAGTTCCAATCAAATGTAAAAAAATCGTATGAGTATGATGCGGACCAGGTGGTTCCCGGGTCGTCATGGGTTGAGATGGATCTCGGTCTACCTCGGACCATCACAGCCTCATCACACACATGGGACCTCGGCGAGTCTTTCAGTCACCCCGTCGGCAACGTGTTACAGGTGCTCACGACGACGAATCAATGGGTCGAAGCGAAACTTCCGGTCGAGGGTCGGAAATTTCGGCAATTTGTACCGAGCATCACGAAGTTTACAAACAGTGGCCGGATACGTTTGGAGAATTGGCGTCTCGATACGTTTCCGGGCGAGGTAATGACGTCAAATACACTTGCAAAGATCGACATACTCGAAGAGCCATCATTTATAACGCTCAGGGGTACCTTAGGGAATAGAAACAATTAATTATACAAATGATGTATACCCCGGGGCAGCTCATGTACCAGCGCGCACTCATGGACCCTCGAATTCCGATTGTCATCGTCACCGGTCCAGCCGGGAGCGGGAAGACACTTCTGGCGAGCACCATCGGAGCGAGACACGTGGCGGATGGTCGATTCGCAAAGCTGGTCATCACACGTCCGAGTGTGTCAGTGGACGAACAGCATGGATTTCTTCCAGGCGATCTCAACAAAAAGATGGAGCCGTGGATGCGCCCGATTACGGAATCGGTGCACAAGTCGAATAAGAAACCACCTATCGAGGTGTGTCCGCTCGGGTTCATGAGGGGCCGTACATTTGACACCTCGTGGATTATCGCCGACGAAATGCAGAATAGTACACCGAATCAGATGAAGATGGTGATGACCCGTGTGGGACATGGGTCAAAGTTGGTCATTACGGGCGATCCAAGCCAGTACGATCGAGGGTTCGATGGTAATGGGTTGGATGACCTGATCCGTCGCGTCAATGCACGTGTGAGTGAGTATATCAAGCACGTGGAACTCTCCGAAGAAGATGTGCGGAGGAGTGAGGTGGTGAAGGAGGTTCTTCGTTTGTATATCTAAATTTATCCCATGCGGTGTGCGCTCGTACACTGAGCGCACTAAATTCATCAATTGTGTACGTATCCGACATGCTTTTGTTACACTTGCTGCACAGGGGACGCAGGTTATCAATGGTATCTGCGCCCCCTTTGCTCCGAGGGATGTTGTGCCCGACTTCAAAATCAAATACAGTGATGACATTTTCGCACCAGCGAACAGTGCACTTTGCATCAAATGTTCGCCCGCTGTGAACGATCCAGACCTGTTCTCTAAGCGCCTTCGGAAGACGCATTATTCATGAATGTGTGAAACAACTTTAAGCAAAAGCGAGACCACCGAGCCCCGACTGAATCCGGAGAATGTTATAGTTGACGGCGAAGAGCATCTGTTTGACATTCGGTGCACCAGACTTGAGTGAGATGACGAATTCTGTATTGTCTATGCGGCTAAAGTTACACGTGCCGGATGGTTGTGGGTCCTCGGGTTTAATCGCAAAGGAGTAGGAGTAGACGCCGGGGCACGGGGCGCCGGTGTGGTAGGTGTAGGGCTGGACCTGATTGAGGAACTTGCCCGTATGTTCGAACCGCTCCTGACCATTGAAATAGAGGGTCATGGAGTTGAGCGGCCCCACGGCGTACGCGGAGGTTACGGGACCATCCTCGACCCACTTTGCAGGTGGCACCAGGGTTGGTACCAGTGTATCGTGGATACCATTGGATGCAGAGAGGGACAGTTGGACGGTGGTATTCGCGGTAAAGTTCCAGAGGGCGTTGGTACCCGAGGGGATGGGGTAGCACCAGATGAGCTCCTTGACTGGGTGACGGAGGGTCACCTTGAGTTTCTGGGCCGGTACGGTATCCCCCGAGTATTGGACCTGCTCGATGAGGTACTCGTGTGGAGACTGGGTGAACCGACGGCGCTCCTCCTTGTCCAGCGTGATGTAGTTGGTCCAGAGGATAGGTTTAATGGATGTGTTAAAGTAGGTGGAGTAGGTGGATGACAGGGTACAGATGAGCGTGACGTCGTGGTACTGGAGGGCGCAGAGCGGGAGGGCCAGTCCCGGACTCCGGTTGAAGAAGAAGACGAGTGGAAGGAAACAGGTCTGGGCAACGGTGCTGACTGGTGCGGCGTTAGTGACGAGTTTGGAGTAGGCAGCCTGACGAGACGAGCTCGAGAAGAGCTCGGCGTAGAGACGCCACCAGGTCTGGTAGTGCTTGTCTATGGTGGTGTTTCCAATCTGGAGCTCGATGCTCTCAAAGGCGCGCTCGGCCACGTAGACGAGGTCCGCGGACGATCCGTTTGTTACCATACTCCCGAGGACGGATGGGAGCACGGGGAGCTCGAAGAACATGTCGCTGACGAGGTCACCGACGCGTGCGAGTTTGATGCGGAGGGTCGAGCCGTTGGTGACGCTCTCGGTCACCAGATTCTTGTAGTACTCGGATGCAAAGTGGGAGTAGCGTTTGTACACACTGCGAAAGAATGTAATCTGGGGCGTCCCTGTGAGGTAGACGTCCTGTGCGCCGTAGGCCACGAGCTGGAGCATCGCACCACCCATTTATTCTTTCGCGAGGTTTTATTTAACCAAATTTATGTTTGGAGGACACGTTCGTGTGTATGTGTATGCATCACCATATTCACGATGATGTACCGTCGCCCGGCTCCCCGTGTTCGCGGCGTCCCCGATGCGCTCTGTGTATTCTCGATGCACCCGCCCTCTTGCACACCCAAGGAGAAGGTGAAGCGCTTCGTGCCCATCCAGGACGTTCGGGGGTACATGGATGCGCTCCGACACGAGGGGTTCTACTCGGAGGAGGAAATGGCGGCGATCGAGAAGAAGCACCGGGATGCACTTCCACCACCAAAGGAGTATCCGGGACCCGTCTGGGTCCCGAGGGTCTCTTCCACCGACAGGGTCTACGTCAAGCTGGTGGTGGGACAGACCAAAGTGAAACTCATCGCGTTTCACCCATACGCACCCCTCTTCCGGTGGTGGGCCGAAAACCCGGGGAAACCTCCCCCCATCGATGTTCGGGCCGAGTACCATCTGCTTCTGGGTATGCCCAAGGAGATGGTGATGAAGATGGTCAAGAATTTCGAAAAGAAGACGGTCAAGGCACTGAAACCGGTGCTCAAGTCCGAGCCAGTATTCTAGAGAGATCTTTGGTACCGCGGTAGACGATGTAGTCTGGGTCGAGATAGAGGAGTTCGATGTTTTGCATGAAGATGTCACGGTAGTTGAATGTCCCAATCTGCTTACAATATCCTTCAAGCAGTGAATAGGAGCGGAGTAGTTTAAAGGTTGTTGTGTCCAGTTGTACCGGAACCATCTCCTGAATCTCATCGGGATCAACTTTGAACGATTGTATGTCGACTGTCTCGATATATTTGAGAAACTTGTTAAGGAACGCCTTGGTCGCGTCCATATTCACCACCTTCATCCCCATGCGTTTCATCGCGTCGATAATTTCGGGGACGTTTGTCGTCTGGATCGCGTAGACAAAGTCGCGCATCGCTCGTCGGTAGCTCTGTGACACCTGAATCACGTTGCCGAGATCATAGAGTATCACCTTACCCTTCTGAAATCCTATGTTTCCGGAGTGCATGTCACCGTGTACAACATCCTCATACAGAAGCTGGTGGATAAAAGCGTTGATCAGTTGCACGGGGTGTACAGGTACTCCATCACTCGGCAGGTACTCCATGACAATCATAGACTCTGTGCACAGAGTTGGATAGACTCTCGGAACGCGCACCGATGAAGAGTATTCGTACATGTCGTAGAACCGTTTGAGTGTATTCACTTCAGAGGCAAAGTCAAGCTCTCTGATGAGCGACATTTCAAACTCCACGAGCGATGGAGTGAACATCGGGAAGAATGTACAGAGTTTTTTGAGGCCGTCAATGTCCTCCCGGATCATCTTGTGCACATTTGGTTTTTTCACCTTGATGGCCACCGGTGTACCATCTGTGAGAACAGCCCTGTGAACCTGTGCAATGGAAGCGGTGGCGAGGGGAGCGCAGTCAACACTTTGAAAATGAGTCATATCGATACCATCCTTCATATCATTCCATTCCACGGGTTCAACTGAATCTTTGAGCACACTGAGACTCTCTGAGAGTTGTTTATCGAAAATGTCTCCACGGGACGAGATGAACTGCCCCATCTTGATATATGTTGGACCACCGAGTTCAAATCGTTTCTTCACCCATACGTGCCGCTGAGGTCGCGGGAGCACGGTGTATCCGACACCGATGAGTATCGGTTTCAACATACTATAGTAGTATGGAGATATTTTTACCACTATATCAATACACGTGTAGTGTTATATTTTACAATGAAACAATCAGTTGACCCAGAAAGTGGAAGTGTGATTCCGGACGAAGCACCGCCTGAATTAAAAATTGTGAGAGGATTTGAGGTATAAAACCCTGTAATGTATACACTCCCCGAACTGTCCATCGCAACGGAATTACCTCTATCATCACCCGCACCAGCACATCTGGTTGCCCATTGTGCGACGCCGGATGTATTGTACTTTACAATGAAACAATTGACAAACCCAGAAAGTGGAAGTGTAATTCCGGACGAAGCACCACCTGCATTATAAATTGTCAGAGGATTTGATTGATAATACCCTGTGATGTACACACTCCCCGAACTGTCTACTGCTATAGAGTTGCCTATATCGAATACAGTACCACCACATCTGGTTGCCCACTGTGCGACGCCGGATGTATTGTACTTTACAATGAAACAATTGACAAACCCAGAAAGTGGAAGTGTAATTCCGGATAAAGTACCACCTGCGTTATAAATTGTCAGAGGATTCGCATTATAACTTCCTGTGATGTACACACTCCCCGAACTGTCTACTGCTATAGATTTGCCATTACTGCCACCAGCACATCTGGTTGCCCACTGTGCGACGCCGGATGTATTATACTTTACAATGAAACAATCAGTTGAACCGGAAAGTGGAAGTGTTATTCCGGACGAAGCACCACCTGCATTATAAATTGTCAGAGGATTTGATTCATAAGTTCCTGTGATGTATACACTCCCCGAACTGTCCACTGCTATAGAGTTGCCTACATCGAATACAGTACCACCACATCTGGTTGCCCACTGTGCGACGCCGGATGTATTGTACTTTACAATGAAACAATTGACAAACCCAGAATTTGGAAGTGTTATTCCGGATAAAGTACCATCTGAATTATACACTGTCAGAGGATTTGATTGATAAGATCCTGTGATGTATACATTCCCCGAACTGTCCACTGCTATAGAAGTGACACGATAATTTGATGTACCCGTACACCTGGTCGCCCATTGTGCACTAATCTGTTCAACCATACGCAAAGGATCTGTGAAATTTACCAATACAAATCCATCCCCGGTGTTGAATCCACCCGTCTGACCATTTATTGGTAATGTATAACGAGTGGCCGTTGCTGGATTATTGATATCAAATGATCCACCGCCGCCGCCACCGGACCCACTTCCAATAGTATTTCCTCCTCCACCACCTGAATATCCACCACCCCCACCCCCACCTGCTAAACCCCCCCGTCCACCACCGCCTCCAAAACCACCATCTGTCGTACCTCCAGTTCCACCAAGTATAAATGCAGTACCTCCAATTGCTGTATTATTTGTATTATTACCACCATTAGTGAGTAAACCACCGCCGCCAGCTGCACCAGCACCATTTGGTTGTTTAGAACCCTCACCCCCTGACCCATTTGTACCACCGGCTCCACCTCCATTAGTTGTTGTTGCTGCGGTACCGTTTCTACCAGGAACTGCGTCTGTACCAAATGAACCCCCAGTTCCAATAGTATTACCCGAACCACCCCCACCACCCGCTATCAGTATTGGTGTATTATCATCATAGGTTATAAATGTCCCACCTCCACCGGTGCCTCTATCATTATTTAAGGGGCGTGTAATACCTTTTTGACCAACTAATATTTTAAGAACGGTACCTGCCGTAAACGGCATTGAGGTATGTATTATAATCCCTCTTCCAGGATTCGAACGGTTTGTTATAAGACCTCCACCACATGCACCGGCGGAAATAATCTGATATGTCCCTGTTATAGGTACCGTCCAGAGCTGTATACCCTGAGTTTGTATGGCCACCGTTGGCCAATAGAGTGTATTATACACACTTTGTATATCTTGAAGAGTCGGGCCATTCCTCCCTGTGATACCCGCATTTGTAAAAAAGAATGAAAATCTATTCTCAAAAAATTGTGTTGGAAGTGTTATATCAGATGCGAGTAATAGTGAAGAATGTAGTATGTCACCGCGAATAGTTAGAACATTATCATCATTGTCCTTTAATTTTGATATACTGGTTTCCATCCTATTTTAAGTATCGCTTTTAATTTCAATCGTAAATGACCAGTCTTCTTGAACCACCATCAATAGTATCCCCATAATTCCCATTCTGACCATGAACCTAAATCATTTCCTGATTTCAGTCCACTGATTTGTTGTATAACAATTGCGAATGTATCATAAATATCGATGCTTTTTGTAATAAAAAATGATTTGTAAGTGACATAATTAGATGGATTTTCAAATCCGAGAGTTGTGTTCCAAATAGTTCTATTTAATCCATTTAATGTACCATCATTTTCTTCAGATGAAGACAATACACGTGAATCAATTTCCGTCCATACAGATGGAATATTTCCATTTACACTATTTCCCCCATATAATGTAAATACACGACCGGTCTGAGCCACTATTGATCCGAGTTTATAGTGAGAGAGTATTATTTTATAAGGTAAAGTAATTGCTACCCAATCTCCAGATACTGTATTTGTAGATAATTTTATAGATCCAGAATAATTCGATGTATCATTATAAGAAGCCGTCCCGGTAGCCCATCTATTCCGTAAAGATAGAGGGGCGGAAGATTCTGCTAAAACTTTATTAAATAAACCAATTGCTGGAAATAATGATGAAAATTGTGAAGAGTAATATACTTTATATATACCATTCCCATATAATTGATTTGTTACTACATATTGTGCACCATTTGAAGTATTCGATGTATTTAATGAAATAGGTGGATATGGTAAAGTTAAATTATTATATCTTGTATCTCCTAAATATGATAGCATTGAAGCTCTATTTAATAGACCTGTAATCATCAAATATTCGGTATCATTGTCTTTCAAATTTGATACCAATTCCATCCTATTTTAAGTATCGCTTTTAATTTCAATCGTAAATGACCAGTCCGCGCCATTGTTACTGATGATATTTCCGAAACGATCGATCACACGGATGTTTAGACGGTCGACGTTTCCCGTTGTGGATGCAACCACCGCCTCCTGTGTATTGTGTGCATTCTCGTTCCAGAAGATGATTCCACCTTGAACCACATTGACGGGTACCTTGAATGTGCATACAGATGTGTCTGTGGATGCAATATTGAGATTCTCAACATGAATACGAATGTACGGATCGAAGAGCATGTTATAACAGTTGGTCGCTGTGATTGCACCGGTTCCCGTCTGTGCGGTGAATCCGAGTATAAAACAGAGATCGGGGGGCGAGGTGGATGGCACAAAAGTGACAGTTCCAACTGCCGTAAACACAATCTTGTTCGTGATTGTATTCACAGAAAATGTACCGACCGATGACATTCCGGATATTGCGTTGAGTCCAGAGATGATGGTTGTGAGTGTATAATTTCCCGGTGTCAGGGTATATGTTGTGCTATTCAGTCGAATCGTATTGTAGGGTGCACGAACGTTATAGAAACACACAGGGATCTGTGCATTCTTGAGTGACACGTACGAGAGACGTCGCTTCATGTTTGAGAAAATGTACGTACACTGAAAAGGATTTCCGCCCATCTTTGTCACCTTATTTTCCAATGATGCGGTATCGATATTGAGAAGGTACGAGTTCATCTCTTACTCTTGGTCGTCTATTTTTTTCGGTGCGGAAAACACAGCCTTGAGGTATTCCGTCTCCTCCTTTGCTGCACTGGAGAGGGACTCGCGAACCTTCTTCAGATGCTCGAGACGGGAGCTCTCGTATTTGCGTCGGAGTCGCTGGAGGTCCTGTACCAGTGGGCCCGGAGGGGTGTTTGGAATCGGGAACATTTAGTATACACCCAGGAAAAAATCTTTCATAAGAACAAATGAATATCCTCGGTCGCCTCGGTTCGACTTTTACGTCAAAGGTGATCGCCAGGCGCAATAATCGCCTCGCGCGTAAAAAAGCATACATTACCCGTCAGAAGAATGAGGCGCTCGAGAAGGTGCGTCGCAAAATGGAAGAGTCGAAAGAACTCAGGGCGATTGGGAACAAGATCGCGGCAGCCCAGAAGAAGCTCGATGAGAATGCACAGAAACTAAAACAGATGCGCCGGATGTATATGCGTGCGGCTCTCACGCACCGCCGCAAGAATATCGCCGCACTGAAAAATAACAAGCTGGCCATCGCGGCGGCCGTACAGACAAACGTCCCGAATAAGATGAACCGGGTAGTCCACAACAACGCCAAGAAGGAGGGGACCAATCTCACTAACGTGAACAAGAATGTACTCGGATCGCAGGCTCCTGCGAACCTTCGCGGTGTAAATATGAGACCGCGTCGCAACAATACGGCACGTGTCTAAAAATCTTCTACGGGACTAGAGTAGAATGGACCCCCGAGTCTGGGACCACACGGATGGTTCTTCATCGAGACGGTCATCCTCAGCATTCCTGAGAACACAACGGATACTGGACCATACATCAGATTTCTCCAATCACTCGCAGATGTTCTCCCGTGTCCCGGGTGTCAGGGCGAGTACAGGGAGTACCTGACGACCCACCCCATTCCGACAAGTCGCGAGGAGCTCATCGCATGGGTGTTTACATTCCACAACGCCGTTCGCGAGCGTACCGGGAAGGCCCCGCGATCCATCGAGTCGAGCATCGCGTATTACAAGAGTCAGTTTACCGCGTCGGGAGGCTCCCGGACGTGGATCTGGGTGCTCGTCATCCTTCTCATCATCGGCCTCGGCGTATACCAGCTTAAAAAGTAGCCGCTCTGAATCACCAAGAATGGCGGCTATCGGAATTGACCTCGGCACCACCTACTCCTGCGTCGGTGTCTGGCAGAACGGGCGCGTGGAGATTATCGCAAACGACCAGGGCAATCGGATCACCCCATCATACGTAGCATTCACGGATTCGGAGCGTCTCATCGGAGACTCGGCCAAGAACCAGGCGGCCACGAATCCAACCAATACTATCTATGACGCCAAGCGTCTGATTGGTCGGAAGTTTACCGACCCCGTGATTCAGGGCGACATCAAGCTCTGGCCCTTCTCCGTGTCAGAGGATTCCAACGGGAACCCACTCATCGCTGCGAATGGAAAGACCTTCCGCCCAGAGGAGATTTCGGCCATGGTGCTCACCAAGATGAAGGAGACTGCCGAGACGTACCTCGGTGCGCCGGTGACCAAGGCGGTGGTGACCGTGCCGGCCTACTTCAACGACGCTCAGCGCCAGGCCACCAAGGATGCCGGGACCATCGCGGGCCTCGAGGTGCTCCGCATCATCAACGAGCCCACTGCAGCGGCCATCGCCTACGGTCTGGATAAGATGACGGACAAGGAGCGGAACGTCATCGTGTTTGACTGTGGCGGCGGGACCCACGATATCTCCCTTCTGACCATCGACGGCGGGATGATTGAGGTCAAGGCGACCAGTGGCGACGGCCACCTCGGCGGTGAGGATATCGATAACAGTATGGTTGAGTATTTCCTCAAGGAGTTTGTCCGCAAGAACCCATCCTGTACCGGAATCAAGGAGAACTCGCGGTCCGTCAAGCGTCTCAAGGTGGCCTGTGAGCGCGCGAAGCGGACCCTGTCATCTTCATCCACCGCGAACATCGAGATTGATAGCCTCTACGACGGGAAGGATTTCTACTCAAGCATTACCCGTGCCCGCTTTGAGGAGGTGTGTTCCGACATTTTTGCCCGGACCATGGCCCCGGTGGAGAAGGTGCTTCTGGATGCGAAGATGAGCAAGTCGGATATCGATGAGGTGATTCTGGTGGGCGGGACGACCCGCATCCCCAAGATTCAACAGCTCCTGACCGACTACTTCAACGGGAAGGAGCTCAATCGGTCCCTGAACCCCGACGAGGCCATCGCCTACGGCGCCACCGTCCAGGCGGCGATTCTCACCGGGGCCGGGGACGAGAAGACGCAGCAGCTGCTTCTCCTCGATGTTGCGCCCCTGAGCCTCGGGATCGAGACGTCCGGTGGGGTCATGACGAACATCATCGACCGCAACACCACCATCCCGTGTAAGCGCAGCCAGGTCTTTTCGACCTACGTGGACAACCAGCCCGCGGTCACTATCCAGGTGTACGAGGGCGAGCGCAAGTTCACCCGCGACAATAACCGGCTCGGGACCTTTGACCTCACCGGAATCGCACCGGCTCCGAGAGGTGTTCCACAGATTGAGGTCTCCTTCGATATCGACGCCAACGGCATCCTGAATGTCACCGCGGTCGACAAGAGCTCCGGGAACAAGCGAGACATCACCATCAAGAATGATAGCGGGCGTCTGAGCAAGGAGCAGATTGAGGAGATGGTGGCGAACGCGGAGAAGTTCAAGGAGGAGGATGAGAAGGCCAGGCGTCGGGTGGATGCGAAGAATTCGCTCGAGAACATCGTGTATTCCACCAAGAATCAGGACAATGCGTCAGATGATGTCAAGGCAAAGTGCGAGGAGGCCATCAAGTGGATCGACGCGAATGCGAATGCGACCACCGAAGAGTTTGAGTCCTACCAGAAGGAGTTTCTAGATTCAGTCGCGCCGGTACCCCCGGTGACAGAGGCACCACCCTCTACCGAAACCAAGGTCGATGAGGTTGATTAGACTTTCCCGATATATTGTACATATCGAGCCGCACCTGGATTGACATGTGTCACCTTACGACGAAGTATTCCATTTTGATTGAGCATATACGTATATCTATTATTCTCGTAATAACGAGTTTGGTTATTTATATTGGTTGGTCCTTTCGGGAGTATCCGATTCCGAAAGTTCTTTTTGATATTCTCCCGGATACGGTATTGACTCCCGATTCCCTGATTATTCCCCATACGCTCGGCCATCCGACCAAGTCTATGAGGGATATTATTATGAAGATATTCCCCACGTGTGTCCCCTGCTGTGATATATGCCCACCGAGCCTTATTTATCCTTCCCGCGGCTCTCTTGTACTTTGTCGCGTTCCGTGCAAGCTTTGAGATGGCTCCAACTTTACGCGCCTGCATAGGACCGGACGCGGCCTTTTGAAAGATTATGCGCTGGATGTTTTCAGGGAGGTTATTCCATGATGCGTTGCGTCTGCTGTTTGCACCGGTTCGTTTTCCGGACCTGGTCACCGCCATTTACACTCTATTGAGAAATTTACCTGAGATCGTTATCCGGGTCCCTCTTTGTCGCATACCAGCTCTTCGGTGCCTTCTTGAGACTCACGAGCACGAATTTATAGACGCGCGCGGTGCCCCACTGGTCCGCCGTGGTCCCAGGTCGACTCCCAGATGTCTGCCACGCCCTCCGACCTCTGTTGTACACCGTGTTGAGGGTTCCTTGTGAAATTCCGGTGCGTTTCGCAATCGCATTCTTTTTAAATGGGAGACCTGGAAACACCTGATGGAACCGAAGGGTCCATTTCGACCGTCGTCTCGACGTCAGTCCGTCTGGCGCAAATGATCCCGTCCGAATCCTCTTGAGAAGCACCTTCTCGCGTTTTTTACGAGGTTCGGTTCCGAAATATTTCTTGGGCCATTTCATTTTATTATTCTATATAGAATAAAGATGAACTCGAACGTCCGGAGCATCACAGGGGCCCTTGGGAAAAACTCCAACTTCTGGGCATTCACCGGAAGTGTGGCCCTCTGGTACCACAGTGTCAATCGCAATATGGAACCTCGTGCACCACACGATATCGATATTGTCATTGAGAGGTCGTCAAAGACATTTGTATCAACCATGCTCTCTTCCCTCGGATGGGTCAGACATTCGGAGGACTCGGCCCGTATCACGTTTAAAAAGAATGGAAAACACCTCGACCTCATCTTTGCGGGCTCTCGTCTCGGGCCGTCCCTCAACTCTGTCACGCGCTACAGAAACTCGCCTCCAATCATCAATGTCCAATCGCTCTTTAACCGGAAGAAGATGATTACACCGAATGCAAAGACACGCGCGAACCTTTCACGCCTGCGTAATCTCGGCGGTGTCACACCCGTGCGTAGGAACAACAATCGCACGCGTTTGCGTTTGGGTCGCGGAAAGAAACTCGTATGGAATAATTAAAGTTTATTAGTCTCTCTTTCATTCGTGTAAGAGCTGCGAATATAATTTTCCGATCGGTGTGAGATTCCCATCCGCATCAAAGAGTGCAGATGTACCCATTACCATATCAGTCATGCTCCGGGTCTTCCACGCGTATCGTTCAACGTGTGGCCTTTTTTCAAGTTCGGGAATGACATTTTGCATAAAGTTTGACACTTGGTCAATTGTATACATCGGTTTTGTTGTATCCCATTGAGCAACCGCAAACTCCGTGATCCAGATGGGTCGCGAATACCTCGCGTGGAGCGAGTCAACCAGATTGAGAAGCGATTCGGGTTTTGGTGGACCGTACCAGTGAATGCACAGAAAGTCCGGGTCCACACGGGTCATAAACTCGGTGAACCACGTGGATTTTAGTGAATTTGCCGCCGTCGCTGGACTTCCCTTTCGCGTTGCCTTCACCGAGTTCCATATGGTCACCGCATCATCGACGGACACATTTGATTGGTCGGGACGGTCCGGTTCGTTCAGAATCAGAATCGTATTCTGTGGGTCCTTTGGAACACCGGAGTTTTTCCCCCAGACCATGGGGACAAAGGGGAGATCGGTGTCCTCTATAGGTTTTGTATTCCACGTGTAGTACCACGAGACGTTGAGGGACCTGAGTTTTTCGGAACTCTCAGTGTTCTTCAAGACGACACCCTTTTTCATGTTCCAATTAACAAAGAAAATCTCTGAAAATACATGGAGTACATTGGAGTTTTGGGAGGGATCATTACAACATCCGGTGGAATCCCACAGCTTTACAGGATGCACAAGACCAAGAGTGCAGATGATATCAGCTATGGTATGCTTTTTATGTGGGTGACTGGACTCTCCATGACACTGACATATGGAGTATACACGAACCAGTTTCCGGTCTACGTTCCGGCCTCGTGTTCACTCTGTATGAGCACATTGATGATTCTGAGTAAGGCGTATTACTCACGTGAGTATATTACACTGAATGATGTTTTGGTTAGAAACTAAGTGTGTTGTGTGTATAATGGGATTTGTGCCTGGGTATCTCGCGGGTCTTTTCATCGGGTTCGCCGTCGGACGCACTGCACAGAAGACGTTTCCCATTTCTCGATGACACCGAGAGCTTCATGGGTCCCAGTCTTCAACATATCTGTATCCATATTTCCGAATTTGTTCAATTCTATCAACTGTCCAACCAGGTCCGGTGAAACCATAGTAATAGCTGAACTTGTCTCTGTCAGACATAGTACACCAGTGTTCATATAATGAAACATCCTGTGGACAGTTCCACTCGTACTGTAACCCAATGTAACCAAGGTCAAGGTCATTATAATTGTATTTCTTACAAAATTCTTCACTAGCTTTTATACACTTATCATACATCCATGTATGATTTTCTATACACTTGAGATATGGAGGTTTATTTTTTTCATGTATGTGAATAATCTCGTATGCGATGTCATCTGGTAAATTTTTCCAAATCTCACTCATCATGTTTTAACTTATAGGGTACGTGCGTGTATTCTATAAGTCCTGATTTTACGCAGATGGTCTAACACAACTTCCCAGTTCCACTCTTGCTTGATTCTAATGTTGCATAGAGAACAGCATGAGACCACATTGTCCATCGTATATCCTTTTGAATTATCAACCCTGTCTATCCCATTTCCATTCTCCTGACACGTTCCACAGTAGTGACACGATGTAGACACGAGAGAATGGAACTGTTCTTTTGTGAGTTCAAACTTGAGTTCTCGCGATTTTGCGTTATTTTTATAGAAGCATAATGGCTGAAGTTTTTTCGGTTCATATGTTACTGATTGACCATCATATTCCAATATTTTACATACATGTTTGATAAACTCTATAATCTCAGTTGGACCTTTCATATAATTACACATTGAACAGCATGATACTGTATTTTCATCTGTATACCCTTTTGAACTGTCAAGTCTATCAATTCCATTCAGTGCATCTGATTGTCCACAATAGAAACAATCCATTTGGAACATGGTTTTACATGTGTCATCGGTGAGATTCCATTCAATTTTAGAACCCCGTTTGTAATATCGAATAGTCCATTCCATCACTTTCTCAACCCCAAAACATTCAATTTTCCACGTGTTCCAATTTTTTCGGAACTGTTCCTTTTCACAAGGAGTGAGAATATATCCACATGGACACACTTCATTTCCGTAACATATAGAACAACATTGACCTCTACATCCTCGTTTATCGATTAACTGAATCCATTGATGTTGAATGAGACAATTTGGACACTCATGCAAACAATTCCATGTTCCTAATTTTGCTGAACCTGGATATATAGTTTTTGGATCCGGATGATAAAGTTGTTGTGCAAGAATCGGAAGTTTATGTTGTAAACTTTCTTCAAATTGTGGTGTAAAGTGAGATTTAGTAGCCTTGTATATTCCACATTTTTTACATAACAGTCTTGGATTGTTTTTATGACTAACCAAATTTATTAAAATATTATTTCGTTTACATCCACAATTTATACATAGTAAATTAGCTCTTTGATTTGTAGATGGTGAAATTTTATATGGATCCAATTCATTATCATCACACCATAATTTAAGTATGTCCAGTCTCAAAAATGCAAGTGATTGATGTATACATATCTTTTTAGGGCCTTTGCGACAATATGGACAACCACAACCAGATACACGACTAGCAATTGTCGTCTCCCATTCATGCGGGCATCCATACTCACATGTGTTTGGACATAACCACTTTGCTTTGAAGTTTGACCCAGCCGTGTATTCTTCCGGACCCTTTTCATTGTCGGGGTGCCACTGAACCGCGATGTCCGGGTGCGTTTCCGCGAGACTCATTTCATACGATTCAAGAGATTGAAAGTTCTAAATCACTTCGGATCTTCAAGTACTCTCTTTTTCGCATTCCATACAAGACAGTGAACACACCCCGGTTCACCACATCGAGGGTTATTCACGCGGAAGCTAAACACTAGCTTTTGTGCCGGGGTGAAGGAGTTCCACAGCGTTGCGTATAATTCACGGTTATGAAAGTCATGGAGTCCACTTGTTTCATCAACATCGTCAAGGACGTGAGCAGCCGCTTTGTACAATGTACTCAATGATTGACCATAATATGGAAAATTCTCATCCGTGCGATCACGGAGTTCGGTGAGAGCATCGAAGATGTCCGGATGCGTTTCCGCGAGACTCATTTCGTACGATTCATATGCATTGAATGTTTAAGCAAAAGACTTTAGGATGCAAGTGGGTTCACCCTTGTAATAGTTTACGACATGGAGCACACATGTGTTGTAGTCTCTACACCGAGTATTCACACCACGCCCAATAAACCCTATATGTTTGTCACCAATCATCACCTTGATTGCATTCGGATCGTGCGAGTTCATCGGATCCTTGACAAGATTACATATGGCTCCATTCGAATTGCACACAAGATTCTGAGCCTCACGGGTCCTCGCAAAGAGTCCCACGAGTTCAGTCTCCATCTTGTATACGCAGCGAAACTCCGTTTTAAATGTTTGCTCTACAGTAAATGCTCAAGAAGCTCCTCTTCGGTATTTTTATACTCTTCAATGGGGTGATCGCCAATGAATTCCCTCCTCCGCCGGAATTCTCCCCTCCACCAGATTTCCCATCAGAACCGGTGTATCCCCCGTTGCCCCCTTCACCAAAACCCCCTCCAAGACCCCCTCCGAGACCCCCGCGACTCCCGCCCAGACCTCCAAGACTCCCCCCGGTCCCTCCGGGTCCCCCGCCCCCGCCATTTCCACCTCCACCTCCACCACCCCCAAGTCCATTTCCTCCAACTCCACCGCTCCCGAGTCCGCCTCCGCCGTCCCCGCCTCCGCCGTCCCCGCCACCGTCCCCGCCTCCACCACTTCCCCCGGTCCCCCCAGGTCCCCCGCCACCATCCCCTCCTCCACCAGGTCCCCCGCCACCACTTCTCTTCCCACCTCCACTAAAATTCCCTCCATCTCTCAAAAATGTTACAAATGAGTGTTCAATCGTATACGTGAACAAGGTAGTACTCGTGATTGTAATGACTCTCTCAATATATCTAAAGATATAACACGTGTGTATAAAAATGCCTCGCATCGGTGGATTTGAGTACGAGTCCTTCTGGGGAGTTCTCGATACCAAGTGGGCCGTCTACAAGACCATCGTGTTCGACAAGGGTATCCCGGGTGCACAGACGACATTCGACGAGGCACATATCAATCTCGAGACCGGACTCGTCGAGTTTTACGATAATGATGTACCGAATGCAAAACTCTGGTGGTCTATTTGATACTATGAATGCGGCCTTTACGGACCCGATTTTCATTCGCACGGTTCACCGGCTTGTACAAAGCCGTCGCCATGTGAACATTTGCTCTATGAGGCACCACCTCTTTTTTATTATAAAAGAGTGGGACGTTCATGGTACCCGTTGGAAATACACCCTTCGCTTTGAGTACCGACTTGTAAAAGTTTCGCTCAGTCATCCCTTTTGGAAAGAAAACGGCTCGACCGAAATCGATAATGTACATTTTCACATCTCCATTCGGAGACACGACGACGAGAATATTCTTCTCATGAAGGTCCCCGTGAGATACACCGTACGCGTGCATCTTTCGAATCATACGAGCCACCTTTGATTTCCAATCGAATGACGGACGTGGTCTTTGTTTTAGATATTCGTGCAATGTCATGACGGCATCACCCGGTTTCCCCACCTGACCCATAAGGAACGCGGTTATCTTTGTTCCCTTCTTTGTCTTTCCCATGATGACCCAGTTTCGTTTGTTAAATGTTGGAACGAGACCTGTATTCTGCAGCTTCGCTAGACCTCTAAATTCCTGTGGATCTGCGTCAAATGTCACCTTCATCAATTTCCCAGTCTCTGTAAGATACACGCGCCCATCGGCACCTCCGCCGATATACTTGATGGGCATTGGCCAATTCGGTCTATTTTTTTCCGCGCGTATCTTCTCAACAAGTTTTGACGCACTATTTAGATTCATTTAATATAGTACCAAGAAAATTCACTCAAGACGGGGCGTACGTCTTGAGTGAATTCGCTCACGGTAGGGGTCGAACCTACGACTTTCAGGTCGCGGCTTAAAACATACATGTTTTAACAGCCTGACACTCTAAACCAACTGAGTTACGCGAGCCTGGTGCTCTGTGATTTTCTTTGCGTGTGCAAGGAACACGTCGACTGTATAATCTTTTTTGAAGTAATTGCACAGCTTGCAACACGAGACGACGTTGGACGGCCAGTATCCCAGTGTGTTTTCTACACGGTCAATTCCATTCACCCGTGCACCAAGGTCCAAAAGACCACAATAGTGACACGGGGAGGTCATCAACTCTTTGGCATAGTCATCGGAGAGATACCAGTCGTATCCTCGCTTAGATGCGGATTCTTTTGTTTTACTGAGTCGGTTATTTAGATTTGTTTTAGACCATTGACTCATATGGTCACGGTTCCTGTTCATCCATTCTTTGCGAACTTCGTTGATATTTGCGCGATATCCCTCGAAATCTTCTTCACGCTTACGATCGCGATATACTTGGTGGTACTTTTTTTCGCGTTGGTATGCATTTCTCTGTTCTCTTTGTTCCGGGTCTTCACGGCGTTTCATATCATTCTTCTTAGCCTTGTCCCTGCATGCCCGACACTGTTTCGCGGGTCCAAATTTCCCTTCAAACTCTGAGAGAGGTTGAGGTGCACGGGAACAATTCGAACACTTTTTGGTAGGTGCCCCATCTTCCATTTATATATGAGGCACCTCTCTTCTTTAAATTGATTGGTTTGGCTTTCATAATTTGCTCAGTTCGAGAAAGCAAGGCCTCCCATCCCGGAAGATATACGAAGGACGTTGTAGTTGACGGCGAAGAGCTTCTGGGTCTTGCCGGTACCGGCCTTGAGGGCGACGGACACCTGGGCGTTGTCGATGCGGGAGAAGTTGCAGGTGCCGGTGGGCTGGTGCTCCTCGGGCTGGAGGGCGAAGGAGTAGGAGTAGATGCCCGGGTACGGGGTGCCGGTGTGGTGGAAGTACGGCTGGATCTGGTTGAAGTACTTGCCGGTCTGCTCCTTGAAGCGGTCCTGGCCGTTGAGGATGAGCTTGAAGCTGGACAGCGGACCGACCTCGGCACCATTCGCGCCGACAACTGCAACACCCTCCTCGACCTGGGTGACGGAGGTGCCAGCGGCGGCCTGGGTGACGAGGAGGCGCGGGACACCGGTGGTCTGGGCGAACATGATGGTGTTTGGCGTGGCGCCGAGAGCCGTATCGATGGTGACCTGGACGTTGGCGGCGTTGGTGGAGAAGTTCCAGAGGGAGTTGCGAGCCGCGGACCCCATGGCGTAGGTAGAGTCCTGGTAGCACCACACGAGCTCCTTGACCGGGTGGTTCAGGGAGAGACGCACGAGCTGAGCACTGGTACCAGTGCCGAGGCTGTCGCCACCGGTGTGCTGCACCTGCTCGATGAGGTACTCGTGGGACTTCTGGGCGAAACGGCGGCGCTCCTCGGTGTCGAGGAACACGTAGTTGGCCCACACGACTGGCTGGGTGGATGTGTTAAAGTAATCGGCGAAGTTGGATGCACAGTCGAAATCCAGACGGACCTCGTGGTACTGGAGGGCGATGAGCGGGAGGTAGAGGCCCGGGTTGCGGTTGAAGAAGAAGAGGAGCGGGAGGTACACCTTGGATGAATCGTGTACGGAATTTGCGGCCGCGGTCGCGTTACCCTCGGCGGCATAGGTGGCCATCTTGGCGTACTTCACCTTGCCCTCATCCCCGAGGAAGAGCTCGGAATACAGGCGCCACCAGGTCTGGTAGTGCTTGTCGATGCGCTGGCCACCGATGGTGAGCTCAATCGCGGAAAAGGCGCGCTCGGCCATCCAGTTGACGTCGACGTTGGAATTATCAGTGGTGTACCTAAGGAAGGGAGTGTCTGCATGACTCTTGGGGGTGAGCTCGACGTACATGTAGCCGACGAGGTCACCGTTGCGGGCGATGGTGACGGACACGCGATTGCCGTTGCCGACGGTGCCGTTGAGGGTCTGCTGAATGGTCTCCATAGCAAAGTTGGTGTGGCGCTTGTACACCGCCTGGAAGAAGGTCACCTTGGGGTTCCCGGTGAGGTACACGTCCTGAGCGCCGTAAGCGACGAGTTGCATAAGACCACCAGCCATTTAGTCTACGCCAAGATTTTATTTTTCGGGAAAGTCGCGCTCTGGGGATTCACTTTTTGGTCCGGTCCCTATAGTACATCCAGTTGAGGGTACTTGTAAAGAGGACCCAAAGGGTCAGACCTTTCCCGACCGTTTTGGAAAGTTCGACCGGATCGACTGACGCTCTGGGCCTGGGCACGGGTCGCCTGTGGCGAACGACGAGGGGTGGGTGAGTGAGGAGGGTCTTCATTTATGTAAAAGACTCTTTTTATATTTCACCATGGCTTTGTAGCCTTTATCAGCAATATTCTGAAGTTGCTTTTCGGAAGCGCCTGGGTATCAATCATCTTTTTATAGAGTAGTCATCTATTCATCGCATTCTCGAGGAGGAAGGTGCATATAAAGTTCCTGTGATATTTGATAGACTGCGATACCTGAAAATATTGGTATCGTAAGTTTTCCAGTGATGCTCAGAACAAGCACAGTTGTGATGAATAGATTTGGGAAGTAAATAAATTCCTTCTTGTCTCGAGTCTTGAAAAATCTGAGTACACCTGCAATTCTATATACATAGAGACTGAAAAGTATAGGAGTATACGACGGATACAATTGATGAGTTGCATATAAAAGAAGTGTATTGAGTAAAATGTCACCAATTTTATCATATACTGAATATTCATGAGTGTGACATATACGTGTATTATCCGACCCGAGTGGTCCCTTATACGGCCACCAATCCGACATACAATCGATACGGTCCAGGAGCCAGCCCCCTATAATTTTAAATGGAAGTGGTATGTTTGTAAGTATAATGAGAATGAATGAGAGTACAAAACGTATAATTTCAGCCTGAATCAATAGAGGACTCATCTACTTGTCACCATCTTAGAAATTATTCATCGCATTCTCGAGGAGGAAGCCCGCACCGAGACCGAGACCGAAAATGACACCGAGAGTCATGACAATGTATGCAGTGGTCTTGCTCTCACCGCGACGTTCAGCCTTCTTCAGGAGAGATATGCCCCAGAGGAGGAGCGCCAGACCAATGGCTATGAAAATCATCTGTGCACCGGCGACACCGATCCCTAACCCGAACCCGGTTTTGACCATGTTCTTGAAGCTCATTTGCGTTATATGGATATTATTTTTTACTGGTGCACCAGTAAATGGCTGAGGGTGACGATGTGATTGATCTGACTGAGATGGATGGGGAGGACGAGGGGATGGACATTCTCGAGTTTCTCGCATCGTCCCTCCAGACGAGTGAGGGTGAGAGTATCGCGGATGTCCTCTCCACGCTCACGAAACACGTGGAGAATCAGAATAAGATTCTAATTAAAATTGCATCGCTCCTTGTAAAGAAGGAATGATACGACCGCTCCTCAAATGGGTCGGGGGAAAAACTCAATGTATAGATGTACTCATGAAACACTTCCCGAACACGTGTCGAGACTACTACGAGCCCTTTGTGGGTGGGGGGAGCGTGCTTCTCGCGGTTCTCGAGAGCGGAAAGGTGAAGGGAAATGTGTATGCGAGTGACGTCAACGAGGCGCTGGTATACATGTATATCGCGGTCCGGACGAATCCCGACGCCCTCGTGGATGAGATTGAGGGTATCGGACCGGTGGATGAGCAGACATATTATACACTCCGCGACGAGTTCAATGCGATTGATAAAAAGACACTCCGTGCATCGGCCCTCTTTATAGTCTTGAATAAAACGTGTTTCCGGGGTTTGTACCGTGAAGGTCCAAGGGGGTTCAATGTCCCTTACGGGCACTACAAGAACCCGACAATCGTTGATCGCACACATGTGCACCAAGTGTCGATGGCCATACAGAAGGTTGTGTTTACTGTCGAACCATATCAGCAGGCGCTCGCACGCACAGGAGAGGAGGACTTTGCGTACATGGACCCACCGTACTTTCCAGTGAATAAGACGTCATTCACAGAGTACTCGACCAAAGAGTTTTCAGGTGAGGACTTTGTGAATGTGTGTAAGGGTCTGAAATGCACATGGGTTATGAGCAACTCAGATGTCCCCGTGCTCCGGGAGGTGTTTCCGTGGTATGTGATTGTACCGTGTCGTCGAGCGATTCACTCGAAGGACCCGTCGTCGATGGTGAACGAGCTTCTGATGAGCTCGGAGAAGGGTAGGAACAAAAATTGATTGGCTCGAACATACTCTGATTTTACAAACTCTCTATTGAAGAGTTTCTTCGATTCATGCTCGGCTCGTCCGATTGTGATGATGATGAGTTTTTTTGTCTGCAAGTAGTCGGTATACTTGTGTGGGACACCTGCAATCTTCTCGTGTGCCGTCCCGGTCGTTTTCCAACTGCCCGTCTTTACCTCGATGAAGAATTTTTCCGTCTCGAAATCTGGCCCTCCTCTCGTGAGGCGTTTGATTGGAATACCAAGAGACTCGAAATATTCTTGAACGAGCTGTTCGCCAAAGGCACCCGACCACGCCTTTTTACCCATGAGCGCCCGACCCCATGCATTCTCGGCGTCCTGTGTCCCGTGAATGGGACGATAGAGCCAATTAAGAACGCTTTGATTGAGAACGAGCTTCTTTGCGTCCATTGAATACATATCACCATACGTTTTTAATGCGCCTCCATAGTGCACGGGTGGAGCAGAACATCTTAAAAAAAAACCTCGTCGGTATATCAGATGGAGATACTAGACAGGGACCCTACAAATACTCGATACAAGGAGGCTGTCTCGTTGGAACAGCGGAACGCAATCGAAACATACTCTCCTCAAGAACTCAGTGATATCGTGGCCAGTCTCGAAAATGTGGTGGGTCTCACCCGAAAGGGGGATGCGTTCGCTCCTCTGAAGATTGGGTTCAGTCTCTTTTGTAAGACGGCGGACCTCGACGAGGACGGGTTCCCAAAGTGTTTCGATATTGACCAGATTCACGAGACGCATCGGAGACAACAGGCCTACCTCCTCAAACTCTTCAACCACTGTCGGACCAATGAAGTGAACGATTCGTTCCCTGATGCATCAGGAGACACCCTGTCCCTTATGGACCGGATTAAACGTCTGCTGATGATGAGCAACGACGCCCATGACCAACTCCGATTGTACATCCGACAGACGACGCGAATCAATTATCCCACGCTCGATGTCGGTACGGACATTTTCTGTAGCTCAACCATCCCCGATGACGACGATACCCGCAATCCGTACCAGGAGAGCATCCTCTACATGTTGAACACGGCGTACAAGCTCGGGTTCAGACGGTACAAGAAGGACTGTTACGAACAGATTCGAAACACCCGGGCGTGGAAACCAGTGATGCCCATCAAGTCGTTCATCTATGTGTACACCCCCAAAGAGTCCAAGTACGAACAGTGGAAAAACATCACATCCAAGGGGTCACTGGTGAAGGAGGTGGAGAACTTTCTGTGCAACTGCGTCGATATCCAGTTTCCGGACATTGTCAAGAACCGACACGTGTGGTCCTTCAAGAA